AAGTTACAACTAAGTTTGCTAGAACTGGGCAGTATTCTCATTTAATTAATGGTAGTAGCACAATAGAACAGACTTTAAAAGAAGGTATGTATACTTTTTCTGGATATTTTAAAAATGACAATACGTTGACTTTAAGAATTAGAGATGATGTAGCTTGGTATTATCATCTTGAAATACCGCCAAATGAAGAATTTACAAGATATAGTGCAATTTTTCCTATATATGATAAGACTAAAATAATAAAATTTGATTTTAATGTAGAAGACAATAATATAGCTTATTTAGACGATATTCAATTAGAAGAAGGGAAAGTTACAAATTATTATAATTTAATTCAAAATGGAGATTTTAGTGAAGATTTTACAGGATGGACTAAATCATCAAATTATATATCCGTTGTAACTTTAGAAAATAATTTAAAAGCTGTTAAAATATTAAGTGATCCAAATAGAACATTTGAATTAAAAAAGAAAGGTACCGAAGTACCAATTATTAATGTGATTGCAGATAAGCAGAAATTATTTGAGCAATCGCAATGGGTAACCATGAATGTTTAGCAATTAAATCGCTAAATTTAGAGAATTTACTTTTATGAAAATCATCATTTTTTAAAGTTTGTTCTAATAAAGATGTTAAATCATAAAGTTTTTCTTTATCATTAGCGCCATACAATTCGATAAGTTTTTTTAAATCATCAATATTAAAAGAAGAATTGTTAATAATAGCTGATTGCTGATTACCAATAATTGAATTTGAAGCATTACTAATATTATATACAGTGGAAGATGTTTGTTCTACAACTGGGGAAGTATTTTGATAATAAGCCTTTATTTGATAGATTTCTCCCATATAAGTTGCCGTATCAACATCTATAACAAAATATTTAATACTTGAATTAGAAGTAAATAAAACATCACCTATTTGAATATCTACATTTGGATAGAAACCTATGTATTTTTTGTAAGTACTTTTTTCAGTATTCTTTAAGCCCTTTACAGTAGAAATAAGAACAGAGTTTCTGAAAATTTGAAATTCTATCATCATATTTTTAAAATGATTTAAAGGATTTACCAATATAATACACCTCACTTTCGAGGATATTATATATTAATTTATAAAATTTTACAAGAAAGGAGTTGAAGACATGTTTAGAAGAAAAGAAAAACAAAGCTTATTAGAAGCAAGAACAAAAGCTTTAAAAGAAGCTGAAAAAGAAATACAAGAACTAAAAGAAATAAGATTACAAGAAGTAAGAAACAATACAAAGATACTAGAACAAAGCAATAAAAAAGTAGAACTAATAAAAAGAATTACAAACTTAGTAAATTCAAATAAATACAACAATGAAAAAGCAGTTTTATGCAAAATAAAAGAACTAATTTCAGACTACCAATCACAAAATTAGTTCAATCAAATACTTATATAAATATATGATTTCTACTATTATTATAGCATTTTAAATAGTAGAAATCAAGAGGGAGAGAAAATGGAAACATTAGAACAACTAGAACACAAATATTTTCTATTAGAAATGCAAGACACTTGGGATAGTGAAGATTACAGATATGCAAATGAATTAAGAGAAAAGATTAGAAAATTGAAAGGAGTAGAATATGTCAGAAAACAAGTATGAAGGAATAATTGCAAGATATACAGCAGACCAACTAATTTGTGAACAAGCAATTATAAATGAGGAAGAAAATATCTTGTATAGCAAGAAAAAAGCAATAAAAGAAGAATTAAAAAAGAGATTGAGAGGTGAAATATAATGGCGATACCAGTACTTATTATAGGAAAAAGTGGAAGTGGAAAAAGTACAAGCTTAAGAAATTTTGATGAAAAAGAATTAGCATTAGTAAATGTATTGAGAAAACCATTACCATTTAGAAGAAAATTTGAAAGTACGATATGTACAGACGATTATCAAACAATATTAAAAGCAATATTTAATACAGAAAAGAAATCAATAGTAATAGACGATGCAGGATATTTAATAACAAATCATTTTATGAATAAACATAGCACAACAGGTGGAGGAAATGGAGTATTCAATTTATATAATGAAATTGGAGATCATTTTTGGGGGCTTATAGAATTTGTAAAAAACAAATTACAAGATGACAAAATAGTATATTTCATAATGCATGAAGATAAAAATGATTTTGGAGATATAAGACCCAAAACAATAGGAAAATTATTAGATGAAAAAGTATGTATAGAAGGAATGTTTACAATAGCCCTAAGATGTATGACTGATAATAATAGACATTATTTCAAAACACAAAGTGATGGAAGTGATATTTGTAAAACACCATTAGAAATGTTTGAAGAAAAAGAAATAGATAATGATTTAAAGATAGTAGATACAACTATAAGAGAATATTATGAATTAAATAAGGAGGAAAAATAATTATGGAAATGCCAAAAGATTATGAACAAACACAAGGGTTCACAGGAGAATATGAAACAATAAAATTAGGAGGACAAGTTTGCAAAATTAAAAGTGCAAAAGTAGAAAAAACAAAAACTAATAAAGATATGTTAGTAATTGATTATGATATAGCAGAAGGAGAAAATAAAGGATATTTTCAAAGAAGATTTGATGCTGATAGTAGAAATGAGAAAAAATGGAGTGGTGTACATAGAATAATGGTTTTAGACAATGAAGGAAAATGTAATAGGTTTTTTAAAGGATTTACAACATCAATAGAAGCAAGTAATAAAGGATATAAATTTACAGGAGATGAAACAACATTAAAAGATAAATTATTTGGTGCAGTATTTGGAAGAGAAGAATATGAAAATACTTTTGGAGAAAGAAAAATGGCAACAAAGATTAGATATATAAAAGGAATAGAAGGAATAGAAAATGCCGAAATTCCAAAAGATAAAATGTTACCACAAAAAGGAGAAGCATTTGAAGACTTTATAAATTCAGTAAGTTCTGATGATGATATGCCTTTTTAGGAGGTAAGAGATGAATAAAATACAAGAAGTAAAACAAAGAGTAGATATTATAAAAGTAGCAGAATATTTTGGAATAAAAAAGAAGCAATGTTGTGTGTTTCATAAAGAAAAAACAGCCTCATTCTCTATTTCGCAATCAAAGCAAATATTCAAATGCTTTGGTTGTGGAGTAGCAGGAGATTGCATAGAATTAGTATCAAAATTATTAAATATAAACGCATATGAGAGTGCAAAGCAGATAAATAATATATTTTCATTAGGAGTAGATTTTGGAAAGCCTGTGGCTAAATATGAAGTAAATAGATATAAACAAATGCAGGAGGCAAAAGAAAAATTTAAAAAATGGCATAATCAGACAATACAAATGTTATGTGATTATTTACATAGTTTAAAAGGAATAGAAAAATATCAAGAAAAAGAAATAGTAGATTATTATATAGATTTATTAATATTTGGAACAGAAGAAGACAGGTTATGGTTTAAGAAAACGGAAGAAAGGTGGTGTAAAGAAATTGAACGAAGAATTGGAAAAAGAGTTACTTGAAGAAAATCCACCTTATGAATTAGAGCAATTAAATCAAGATAGCATTTTAGAAGATAGAATATTTGATTATCTAATAGCATTACCAAACTCGCCAAATAAGACTAGAATAATAGAAAAGTTAAGAACAAAGGCAAAAGATTTAAAAGTGATTAGAGCTTTTAATAGTATATTTAAACAAAAAAATCAAGAATATGTACAAGAATTAAAAAGTAGAGGTGGAAATATAATAAAATTTACAGATTGCCCACTTCAAGGATTAAAATGTGGACAATGGAATGCAGATGATACAGGAGTATATAAGATGGACTATACAGCCACAATGCAACCAATAAAAATAAAAGGGTGTCCTCATCCAATAGTACCAATAGAAATTATAAATAATATAGATACTAATACAGAGAAAGTAAAAATAGCTTTTTATAAAAGAAAAAAATGGCAATATGCAATAGTAGAAAGAAAACAAATTGCGAGTAATACAGCAATAATTCATTTAGCTAATAGAGGAATAGAAGTAAATTCTGAAAATGCTAGAAATTTAGTAGCATATTTAGCAGATGTAATTGAACTAAATAATTTAGAGACAACAGATGGAATAACGCATTTAGGATGGATTAATAAAGATTTTATACCATATACATCCAAATATAAATATGATGGAGATGTAGCATATAAAAATGTATTTGAAGCAGTTTCAGAAAAAGGCGATTATGAAAAGTGGAAACAAGAAATTAGAAAATTAAGATTTAAAAGTAGGACATTAAGATTTTTAATGGCTTCAAGTTTTGCAAGTCCATTAGTAAAAATATTTCAGATAAATCCATTTGTAGTTCATTTATGGGGAAAATCAAGTAATGGAAAAACAGTAGCACAAATGGTTTGTGCTAGTATTTGGGGAAATCCACAAAAAGGAAAATTACTATCAAGTTTAGATAGCACAAAAGTAGCGTCAGAAAGATTATGCAATTTTTTAAGAAACATACCTTTAATATTAGATGAACTTCAAATAACTAAAACTAAATATAAAACATATGACACTTTAATTTATGAATTAACAGAGGGAAAAGGAAGAGACAGAGGAACAGTAGATGGCGGACTAACTGAAACTACTGAATGGGATAATATAATAATTATTTCTGGAGAAGAACCAATCACAAGTTCATCTTCTAAAGAGGGAGTAAAAAATAGAGTAATTGAAATAGAAGAAAATGAAAAAATAGTTGAAAATGGAAATGAAGTAGTAAATTTAATATTGAATAATTATGGATTTGCTGGGAAAGAATTTATTGAAATTATACAGAACAAAGAAGATTTATTTACTGAATATAATAATATAGTTGAAATGTTGAAAAAAGACCAAAATTCGCCAAAACAAATAAATGCTATAGCAACTATATTACTTGCAGATAAAATAGTCTCAGAAATGATTTTTAATGATAATTCAATAACATTAGAAGAGGCAAAGGACTACTTTACTAAAGATGTTGATGAAGCTGATAGATATGTAGATTTAATATTAGATATTGCAAATGCTAATATTAATAATTTTTATGATAGTAAAAAAAGTAATAATTCAGAATATAATAGTTGTTTACCATCAGGACAAGTTTGGGGAAGTATAGAAAAAACAACAGATGGATTAGGAGCAATAATTTATTATGATTTTATACCAACAAAACTTTATCAGATACTAGAAGATAACAATATAAACTGGAATGGTATAAAAAAGAAGATGGCTGATAAGGGATATGTAATAGTTAAAAATGGAAAATATCAAGTGCCAGTAAGAATGCCAAGTCGGTGTTCAAAGAATGATTAGAATAAAAAATATATATTTAGATGTAACACCAAGTAACACCGAGTAACACCAGAGTAACACCAAAAGGTGTTACAACTAAAAAACTAGAGAGACAATAATTATAACTAAATAATATATATATGTAACACCTAAATAATAAATAGTATACATATGGAAAATAAAAAATAGTAAAATTAAATTTTATTTATATATAAGCATTAAAAACAAAAAAATGGTGTTACGGTGTTACAAAACCTTAAAACATTAGATAGATAAGTGATACAGCGTAACACCAGATGTGTTACAAAGGTGTTTCTGTAACACAGAAAGGAAATAAAAATGGAAAAAGATTTAGAATTAATAAAAACAATGATAACTGATTTTATAGAAACATATCAATTAAAAACATTAAAAATAAATACAAATATAAGTTATCACTCAAGATTAAATACAGAAAATCCAAAAAAATGGATAACAGAAAATTATTCTACAGTAAATAAAATTGATATTAATTTAACTAAATAGAAAGGAGTACAAATGAAAGAAACATATAACAAAATACTACAAAGATATTACAACGGATGTAATTACATATCAGAGCATTTAGAAGAAACAGATAAATACTTGCCAAAAGTTTTAGAACTATTAGAAAAACTAAATAAAATACTAGAAAAAATACCAGAAGCGACAGAGGAGGAAATACTATATGGATTTAAAACTTAGAGACTATCAAAAAGAAGTTTTACAAATAATAGACAATTTAAAATCACGGAAGCTATTTAATACAAATGGCAACAGGACTTCGGAAAAACAGCAACATTTACAAACATAAAAAGAAAAGGTCGAGTATTAGTCTTAGCACATAGAGAAGAACTAGTTACACAACCAATTAAATATTACAACTGTCCAGTTGGAATAGAGATGGCAAGTAACCATTCCAAAGGAGAAGAGGTTGTAATAGCTTCAATAATGAGTTTAACACATAGACTAGAAAAATTCAAGCCAGAAGAATTTGACATGATTATAATAGACGAAGCACATCATGCAGCAGCAAACTCATATAAAAAAATAATAAATTATTTTAAAACACGACTTTTATTAGGCTTCACAGCTACCCCAAATAGAGGCGATAATGTAAGACTAGATGATGTGTTTCAAAAAATAATATATCAAAAAGATCTAAAATGGGCAATACAAAATAAATATCTAACAGACATAGAATGTATAAGAGTAAATATAGGGTATGACATAAGTAAAGTAGCAAAAAGAATGGGTGATTTTGCAACAGGAGAATTAGAAAAAGCAATGAATACAGACATATTAAATGGAGCAATAGCCGAAAGCTATAAAAAATATGCAAAAGGACAAACATTAATATTTGCGACATCTGTAGAACATGCACAAAATATAGCAAAAGAGATAGATGGAGCAGTAGCAGTAACAGCAGATACGAAAAACAGAGCAGAACTAATACAAAAATTCACAAATAGAGAAATACCAGTACTTGTTAATTGTATGATATTTACTGAAGGAACAGATATACCTCTTGTTGAAACAGTAATGATTGCAAGACCAACAAGTAATAGTAGTTTATACACACAAATGGTAGGAAGAGGACTAAGATTATACCCAGGAAAAGAAAAACTCACATTGATAGATTTAGTAGGAACAACAGGAAAAGCAAATCTATGTACAGCACCAACACTATTAGGAATAGATATGGAAAATGTACCAAAATATAAGCAAGATGAAATACAAGGCGATTTATTTGACTTACCAGATTTAATTCAAAAAATAGCAGACACACCAGAAAGCTGGATAAAAAATATAGAGTATGTAAATTTATGGGCAAAAGGACAAGCATACAATACACATAACGTAAACTGGTTTAAAATGCCAAATGGAGATTTAGTATTAACATTAAAAAACAAGAGACTAGTAATACCAGCTCAAGATGAATTAGGAGAAACTGTTATAGGTAACAAAAAAGTAAAAATGCAGGATGCATTAGATTCAGCTTTTAGATATGTTACTGAAAATTATGCGGATCAAAAATATATATGGGATGTAAAGCAAATAAAGAAATGGGGAAAAAAAGAAGCAAGTGACAAACAAAAAACAATAATAAAAAGAATGTGCAAGGATTTAGATGTAAGTGAATTGACAAAAAGTGAAGCAAGTCAAATTCTTAATAGAATTTTATACAAAGGAGCATAGAAATGCAAAAAGGAAGAAGTTTTGAAAAACAAATAGAAAAAGTAATAGATTATATAGAAAAATTAGGATTTCATGGACATAAAAATTATGCAAAAAGAACATCAGATGGATTATATCTAGAGGGAGAATGTTTTGATTATGAGATATTTTTACCTAATAGACATGATTGTTTTGACGCAAAAGAAAGTAAAACAGACATATGGCACATAGTCAAAAAAGATATAAGACAAGTAAATGAGCTAAAAAAATGTAAAAATGCAGGATGTAAAGCATATTTTCTAATATGTTTTGAGAAAAAAGATGTAAGAATGATAGATGTAGATATAGTTATTGAATATTTAAAACAAAATAAGAAGAGCATAAATAAAGATGGATTAGAAGAATGGGATTTAGTAAAGTACATAGAAAATGGCATAATATAAGGAGGAATAATGAAAGAGATAATAATAGTTACAATTCAAGCAATAGTATGTACAGTAATTGTAGCAGTTTTAGATAAAATGTTGTTTAATCATATACACAAAGTATTAATAACAACAGTATTTATATCAGGTTATATAGATTTAGCAATACAAAGATTAAAGGAGGACAAGCAATGACAGAGGAAGAGAAGAAAATAAAAAAGTGGAAAAATAGATATTATAAAGAAAGAAGAAAAAGGAAAAAGGCAGATAAAGCAGTAAAGCAAATATATGACGATTATCAAGATATAGGGAATATGTATTTTGATTTAGATGAGAAAATGCAACAAGTAATAGCAGTTATAAAAGAATATATAAGATGTTTAGAAAAAAATAATGAAATGGTATTAGCTTCATTTAAAAATATAAATATTTGAAAAAGGAGTGAGAAAAATAAAAGATATAAAAACTTTAGAACAATTTACAAAAGAAATGCAAATTAAAAACAAAGAAGAAATAATAGAAAGGTTATATAGACAAAGCTTAAAAATAATAAAAATAGAAAATAAACTAGAAGAAACAATAACAATAATAGAACGAGAATAAAATATTTGAAAGAGAGGTAATAGGAATACTATTGGGTGGATTTGGAATAGGAGCATGTGCCATATTAATAGCAATAGCAATTTCAATTTTTAAAGATTAGGAGCTGAAACAAATGAAAATACCAAAAATAATAAGTAAAAATAATTATGAATACATGTTTGAAAAAGAATATCCAAACTACATAATGTATAAAGAAAAGATAACAGGAGTAAGAGAATGTTTTTGTAGGCATGAATTAGGACTAGTAAAAGAAAAAATAAAACCTAGTAGAAATTTACAGAAGATACATAAAAGATAGGAGGTTGTAAGAAAGATGACAAGAGAAAGTTTGATATTATTGCTAAAAAGTTATAAGGAGAATAAAGCAAAGTTAAAGTTAAAATTAAGAGAAAAAGAAAATATATTGAGAAAGAGAGAAAAGTTAGAAGAAATAACATTATCAGTTACGAGTTATGAGGATAATAGTAACATACATAGTAAAAATATGGTATCAGATAAAGTTGCAAAACAAGCAATAAATAATGTTAATATGGAAGATGATTCAAAACAAATATTAGATAAAATAGAAGATGAAATAAGAGAATTAAGTTATAAAGTAGAAGAAGTAGAAATAAGATTAGAATGTTTAAAAAGGAAAGAAAAAGAAATATTAGTAGATTATTATATAGAAGGTAACTCATATGAACATATTGGAAATATTACATATCATAATCTATTTGGACAAACTAGATCTTCAGACTGTATAAAAAAGATAATAATAAATTCACTAGAAAAAATATCAAAATTATAAATTACCTAAAAATTACCTGATTTTTACCTGATTATTCACTATTTTTTAATTTTTAGATATAGTATAATTAAAATAGAGAAAAAGTCGCAGATAGAAATATCTCATAAGTCCAAGCGACAAGATAAACAATCCCGCTTTCAAGAGTTGATGTAAAAGTCAGCTCTTTTATTATGTGTTATTACCAGTATACTAGATTTATATAAAATAATTATTGAGGTGATAGGATGACAAGTGAAGAAATAAATAAATTTAAAGAAGAAAACTGTAAAAAATGCAAAAAGGGCATAGATTGCAAGATAATTAAAAATCTAGATGGAAAATTAGTATGTACAGAAGAGGTATAGTATTATGAGTAAAATTGCAGATGAAATAGTAAGAGAATATAAAATGAACCAGTATTACAAAAAATTGAAGGAAGATAAAGAAAAGAATAAAGAAGATAAGAAAAAAGACTAACAAAAAAGTTAGTCTAATACTTTTTAAGAAAGTCTTCAACAATATAAGATACTGGTAATATATCTAAATTTTCAGATTCGATATAGAAAAATGGAGTATTAGTAGTAGTTTCTTTATACATATGTACTGAAACAGTACCAACTTTTTTACCAATTATTTGTTTAGTAGACATATAGTACACCTCTTTTCTTTAGTAATAGTACAAATTTGCAACATATAAAAGTATAACAGAAATAAATATCTAATTCTGTCGAAAGTTGTCAATAAAACAAGTAAAAAATAAAGTTTTAAAGGAGAAGAAAAATGTTAGAAGGGAAAGTAAAAAAAGATTTTAATGATATAGAAAATAATTTAAAGAATTATAGAAAAGGGCAAAAATTTAAAGCGGAATATAAAAGATACAAAGAATTAGAAGCAAAAGGATATGTAGAAGAAGGGAAAGAAGTTACATCAAAAAGAAAATAGGTGATTAAATGGCAAAATCAAAATGGGAACAGGTTAAAGATAAATTAATACTTATAGAAGGATGGGCAAGAGATGGCTTAACAAATAAGGAAATTGCAACAAAGTTGGGAATAGGAGAAACAACCTTTTACAAAATAATAAATGAGCATTCCGAAGTTTCCGAAGTCCTTAAAAAGGGAAAAGAGGTAGTTGATTATCAAGTAGAAAATGCACTACTTAAAAATGCACTAGATGGAAATGTAACAGCACAAATATATTGGTTAAATAATAGGAAACCGAAACAGTGGAAAAATAAACGTAATGAAGAGGAATATAGTGAAAATGGAACACTTGCAAAAGCAATACAAAAAGCATATGAAAATAAAGTAGGTGATACATAATGTTATCTATAAAGGCAATATTATATTACAAAGATAGACCAGTTGAATTTGTAAAAGATATAATAGGAGCGGTTCCAGATGAAATACAAGCAGAAATATTGAATAGTGTTGCACAAAATCAATTAACAAGTGTAAGAAGTGGACATGGGATAGGAAAATCAGCATTACAGAGTTGGTTAATAATTTGGTTTATGTGTACAAGACCATTTCCGAAAATACCATGTACAGCACCAACAAAACATCAATTGCATGATATTTTATGGGCAGAGGTAGCAAAATGGCTTAATCCTACTTTAAAAACAGAAATAGAATGGACACAAGAAAAATTGTATATGAAATCTAATCCCGAGAATTGGTTTGCAGTACCACGTACAGCAACACAACCAGATGCTTTACAAGGATTTCATGCTGAACACATTTTATATATTATAGATGAAGCATCAGGAGTAAAAGATACAACATTTGAGCCAGTGCTAGGTTCATTAACAACACCTGATGCAAAACTAATAATGTGTGGAAATCCAACAGGGTTGAGTGGTTTCTTTTTTGATAGTCATAATAAAAATAGAAGTATGTATAACACATTTAAAGTATCTGGAGAAAATTCAAAAAGAGTTTCAAAAGAGTATATACAGATGATTATAGATATGTATGGAATAGAAAGTGATGTATATAGAGTAAGAGTTGCAGGAGAATTTCCAAAAGCAATGCCAGACTCATTTATTCAATTAGACTGGGTAGAAAATTGTAGTAAAAAAATACATACAAAAAGCTATCCAAAAAATAGAATTGATATTGGAGTTGATGTTGCAAGATATGGAGATGATGAAACAGTTATTAATACAATATTTGATAAAACATATCAGCAACCGCTTAATATATTACATCATAATGACACAATGCAAGTAACAGGAAGAATAGTGCAAATAATAGAACAATTAAGACAAAAATACTTAGGAATACCAATACATATAAAAATAGACTGTGATGGATTAGGAGTAGGTGTATATGAT